CTTCATCACATTGTTCGTTGTATCCGCCCACATCTGATGGGCAAACGTCGTGGCAGGGCTTGACGTACCGCTGTTCTGGGTGACAATCGCACTCAGCGCAGTGTTTAAATCTGCACGGAATGCCGAGCCGGATTGGTTGGCAATTGAATAGTCGTGCTGAGCCATGAGTCTGCCGTGATAGGGAAAGTTTAGGCCAGTTGCTTGCCGTGACCAGCAGCCTGCCAATCGAACGTGCGACTGACGGCACTGCCGCCACTGTTCTTAAACGTGATCGTAAAGCCAGTCCTACTGATACTGCTCAGCTCGTAAAAATCACCCGTGGCAAGGTTCTGACCACTGATCCCAATGCTGGGCGCCTGGTAAAACGCATTGGCAAACGTCACCGCATACGATCCAGCGCCACTGGTCAGGTCGTTTGCCTGCTCGGTTCTGGCTGACAACGCCACCGTCGCCCCAAGCTCGTCAATCAAAATGTTCTGGGTCACGTCGCTAGATGTCGCAATGACCTTGAACTGATACCCGCGACCAGAACGGGTGCCATTCACCAGCGGTTGCCATTCGCTGTACACCGGGTCGTCTGTCGTTGGATCGTCCGCAGTCGTTCTCACATACAGCGTTGCGTTCACTGAATCCAGCGTGCTGCCGTCAATGTCGCTCCAGGTATCGATCAAATCCTCCTTGTCATCCCACAAGTCGCCAGGCAGGAAAGCGCGAGTGCCAAAGCGGGCAGTGATGTCAGAAACGAAAACACCGCCTAGATCCAACGTGGTAGCAAACTCATATTCACCAGAAGATTCAATGTCGCCCGCCTGGTCAAGACTGGGCAAAGCGTCAAAATCACCATCGACAGCAAGTTCATCAATAAATTGAACTTGATCCAAAATCAAGGCGTCTTGCTCGTCGTTGTAGAGCATGTTGGTTGCATCGCCTTGGAATGGTGGGCTGGTGGTGTCCTCGTTAAAAGTTACCACCGTCAGCGGCGACTGCGCTTCTGGCAGCGTGACAGTGACAGCAGTTGGATTGATTGAGCGGTTGCCTGTACTGTCCTCAAACTTCACCATGTAGGTGCCAGACAGCAGCGGCACCGTTGCATTGGTGGATTTACCAGCGACCGCGTTAATAATGTCGTTAGTGTCCTGCCACTCCACGCTTGCGGTGCTGATCGAGTGGCGAACAATCACCTTGCCGCCCACCAGCACGTCTAGATCCGTTGCAGCAGGCCACACCAGCTGAGCCGTCTTGTTATCGATCTGGCTAATCTGCAGACCCTGAACATCAAGCGGCACGGCAGTTTTGCCGATCACCTCAAACGTTGCGGTTGCCGTTCCAGATTCTTTGCCTAGAACGCTGACGGCTGTAACCTCAACCTCATATTGACCGGCGTCAGCATCCTCAAGGTCGATCTGGCTGGTAGCCGTCTCAATAATTGGGCTCCAGTTACCCTCGTCTACGCGATACCGCAGCTTGTAAAGAACAGCGCCTTCGCTTGGATCCCAAGCAACTGAAACTTGGACAAAAACAAGATTATTGTTTTCATACATATTCTCGCTAGTGACAAGGTTCGCCGGTGCAGCCGGCAACGAATCAATCGCCGTAATATTCGGGACTTGGATTTCAGTGCCGGTTTCGACGTAATCAAACTTTCCGCTGTTATATGCAAGAGCGGTGACGCCAAACGTGCCGTTCTCCATATCCTCCGCAACGCTGACCACGCGCCAAGTGGTAGGCGCAACTGCTGAGGTAGTCAGCAGCCAGATTCCGTTTTGCGTTGGAAGAACACTGAAGGCAGAGCTGACCGTGATAGTACGAGTTTCACTGTTATAGCTGCTAACAGTCCGCTCTTCCAAAATGCCGTCAGGCAGCACAACCGAAAGCGTGTCGTTTGCCGAAACCGTGCGATCAACATCAATCACAATCTGGGTGGTGCTTATGGCAGAGCTAATCCGTCCGCTCAGGCGAATTGCAGCACGGGTTGGGTCGCTGACTTGGATGATCATGCCGGGACGCAACACCACGCCCGAGTCGATGCCTATCGCAAAGCTGACCGTTTCTGTCTCATAAGCGTTCGTGTAAAGAAGCCACTTCCCAAGTCGGTTTGCTTGGCTTTGGCTAGTACAAGCGAAGGCGTCAATGTCTTCAGTGACTACGCCGTATTTATCGATTAGCGCCGGATTTTCCACCACCTCGGTGGCAACGTCACGGGTTTCAAGATCCGTGTACCGCACCAGCACAACAGTGGGACGAGTTTTGATATCACTGCCCGAATAGCTGAAATTGCCCTCGATAACATTGGACGCGCCAAAGACATACGAGGCGTCGTGAGGACGATCCTGCGCCAGCACAACACTGCCGTTTGACCAGAAAGCTTGTGTGCGGAATACGCTCAGCAGCTGATTGATCAGCGTGAAAGCGTCTTGCCTGCTTTGAATGTTGACGTTGCAGGAGAAACGCGGCTCTGTAATCGTCTCGCCGTCCGTCGTCGTAGTAGTGACGCTCTCCCCGCAGTATTGGGACGCAGCGTAAAAACTCCACTTATCAAGACGGCTTGCATTGCCGTCAAAACTTGCCTTTTCTGCGGCAGTCAGGATTTCTTCGCCGAAGCCGTACCTGCGGGATGTCAAAACGTCCCAGAGCACCCATGCTGGGTCACTACACCAAGTTGCAGCAGCAAAGGATCCGTCCCAAATGCCGCTATAGGTCAACGCACCAGTGTCAGAGTTGACAGTGGCATTGCTTGGGATGCGGATCTTAAGCCCCTTGATTTCATACATCCGCGTAGGGATGCTTTGGAATTGTTGGGCGTCAACCTCAAGCCCAATCAAAGCGCTGTTGGGATAGCGCAGCTTGGTGTCAATGATTGTTGTGAATGCCTGCCAAGTGAAGGCGTTGACTTTGGTTTGGCTAGTGGAATCCTCGTCAACCCGGCGAAGACGAATGTCGATGGGGAAATTTGATGGAATATCCATGGCGTCCCAGCCAGCTTGATCCGCAAAAGTCAGCTCACGGCTAAAACTGAAACCGCCAGCTGTTTTACCTTTGACCTTTTCGTATTTGACCTGATTGAAGCCACCGCCGTTGAACTGGAAATCAATAGCGTACTGAAACTCTGAACCAACAATGTTGCCCGCTTCGTCTTGCCTCTGCAGTGCAGCTACTGAAATGTTGATTCGCACTCGATCCGTTTCCGAATCAGTGACCTGCCTGGTGATTGCGCCAGAAGTAACCGGAACTTCTACGAAATAATTCTTACCAGCTTTTGTGGAGCTGAACCCTTTTTGTTCAACAGTAAAAGTATCGGCGTCAGGTATGGTCTTGACTTCGTAAAGCTTTGTACCTGTTATCGTGCCAGTTCTGAAAACAACTTGAACGCTTGCGCCAACCGTAAATCCGTGACTTTTGGCGGTAATTGTTACAACATCAGAGGGCGCATCAAACTGATAAATTGCATCTGCGCAGGCAATGCTGCCTCCATCAATGGCAGAAGCTTTAAGTCCTCCAGGCTTGTCTGTCCACGCAATATAAAAATAAGCAGAAGTTGCAGCTTCACCTAGATCCTCTGCTGGGATGATGTTAAAAACGCCTTTTTTACCGTTAAGGGTGCTGGAGGTTCTTGTAATGTCCAGGCTTGGCTTTAGAAAGCGAATGTAAATTTGGTGGGTGTCACCGTTTGGCGGTGTTCCTGCGCCCCAGTTTGAGCCATCACGAGTAGTGATATTTATTCTGAGATAAGGCGTCCACGCATAGACTTCTCCTTCAGTTTTTTTGAACGCTGATTTATATCTTTGAACAGTAAAAGTATCTGTGTCTACGACGGTAACCGTGTAAAGTCTGTCATATGGACCGTCAAAGTTTGCAAAATTAAGCCATACTTGATCGCCGTTAGATAGCCCGTGATCTTCCCAGACAATGGTTAAAGTGGTACCGCTACGGGTAAAAGATGATTTGACAAACTTGGCACGCTCCCATGAGCCGTCAAGGGTGTTGCTAGCCTCGACCGTTACGCCAACAGATGTTTCAGTTTCTACATTAGAAAAACCGGAAATTGCAGTTTGATCCTGTGTGCCATTCCTGGTTTCGTAGATAACGCCGCGAAAATTAAACGATCCACCAGCATTTTGCAGTGGCGTGTTGTCAAAAAAGATTGACTGTGCGCCGTTTGCCAAGCCCTCAATTTCACCTTCACCAAGCAGGTCGAGGATTCTGGCGTAAGCCTTGGACTGAAGGCTGTCCTTGGCGACAGTCGGCTGTGAAACCTGCGGCTGGACATAGACGTTCTGAGTGACGTTGCCACCACCGCCGCCGCCTTTGGCACCGTAAATCGCAAGCTTTTCGTCAGTCATTCCTTACTGCTGTTGAAAACACCTGCGCTGA